TGATGCCACGGACGATCCAACATTCTTTGTAGACAATAAACAATTTACAAATTATGGTCCAGTATATAAAGGCGAAGAATATGATGAATCTTCCGTTCTACACATAGGAACCAATGATTTATCAGATATTACAAATATCGATAATAGAAGAATTAAAACCTATGGTAACGCACAATCCGATTTGAATACCGAAACCAATCTTTCAGATTTCAAAGATACATTTAATTTCTACAATACGAATGGTAAAAAACCACCAAACCTAAAGAAAGAAGAAATATCTTCATATGTTCGCATAGAATTCCAAACCCCAATTGGTTTGGATAGAATTCGTGATTTTCCAAATGGGTTTATCAGAGATGCTGGTTCAGAGTATTTCTTACCATACATTGTAAATCTAACATCTGGTCCATTTGGAAGACAAGGTGTCAAATATAATGTTGCGGTAATAGGAATGGATCCTTATGGGTTTGATGTTGCAGTCAAGAAGATAAAAGATGAACTGCCAACCAATCAAAAACTTTTAGGAATCGATAAGGGTAATTATTATAATTGGTGGAACCACGATACAGGTTCTGTGTTGTCGAAGACCGATTATCTAACTTCAGATTACAATGGAATGGATCTCTGGCCAGAGGCAGGATTTGAAACAGATTATCCCTACTATGCATATGATGCATCACAAGAAGATCTACACGGTGGTGCATATGATTTAGATTATCATATGGGTGGTGGGTATTATTTCGAAAACGATTCACAAGATTGGATGGAATCGCTTCATCACTATGGTATGAGTTCGGGTAAGCAATTTGATCCACTTTACAGAACATCTGTTGTGGGATCATATATTCTACCAAACAGTTATAGAAAATTAAAACCACACAGATCTTGGTGGTCCTTGTTTGTTCCAAGAAATCTATTCATACCAATAAGATTTGCAAATATGTTCAAAACTCCAAACACAAAGGCAAGAGATTTGTTTGGTGGAAAGGGAATATTTACAATTTCTCCAAACTATTGGAGAACCTGGTATGGTAGCGAATTTGAAACTTGGTTAGAACTAGGAAAAGGAAATGCGATTAAAGATCTACTGGAAACCGAAGCACCAGATCTATCTTTCTTTGTAGATACCCCAGAAGACAAAACATCTATTTCTCCATACAACACAAATCTGAATGGATATTTTAGAGAATCGCTGATGCACTACCTTGCAGGAAATTATATTCTGTATAGACCATCACTGGTATCCACTGAGTTGTGGAAATATGATTTAAGTGGTGAATCAGATTATGGTCTAATAACACCACCAGTTGATACTGAGTATGAAATGTTTGATCGCAATTTTGCACTACAGTTCACCGTATTTGCCAGAAACACTCGCAAATGTGAGGATATTGGTCTTAAGTGTGCAAACCCACAGGCACTACTCAAAGGACTGGTACAATCTGCGGGTGGTTGCACAGCAGACCCATATTGCAATTGTCCAGCAAAAGAGTTGATGCCAACTGAACAAGAACCCACATATCTTGAACTTCACAGATTATATCAAGAAATAAACGAATGTTCTCTTATAGAAGAAAATCTTGATTCTTCTTGGTTAGGTTGTGAATGGGCAGATCCAAATTCATCTTGCAGTTGCAACTGCCCAGAACAAGGAATTAATTTTAAGAAATACCTAGAATATAACAGAACATATTCTACTTTCTGGAATGTCCCAAATAAATTCCCACTGGTGAGAATTGCTCAACTTAGACAATTGGATTCTCAGAAAATTAAAATAAGAATAGCACCAAATGATAAGATTCAAATTGGTTCTATAGTCGAAATAATCAACGAAAACGAATTGCCAGAAGAAACAGTGAACAAATATAAGAAGATATCAGGAAGATGGTTAGTCTCAGAGATAGATCATTTAATGCCAGGTACTATTGGTTACATAATGACCGTAACACTTGTAAGAAACAGTCTACATTATAATCCAAACGAATCTCAAGCACCAAAAGCAGTATTTGGTAAACAAGATAGAGAAGAATAAATAATAATATGCTAAAACGAAATATAAGTTACGCAGACATACCATTCTTCATCAGTAAAAATCCATTTACTGGGGATTTGAATTTGACCCGCGACTTGAACGCAATTCGTCAATCGATAAAGAATATCATCATGACGAATGTCGGAGAACGAGGGTTTGATTATAAATTTGGATGCAATATCTATGATTATTTGTTTGAAAATTTTACCATCGATATGGTTGTCAGGGTACAAGCAATAATTGCTGGTAATATTCAAAGATACGAAGGTAACAGAGTTGGGATAAATGATATCAAAATTATTGATAATTCTCCTGCAAATGAAATAAATATAGTTGTGGATTATAATATTCCTGATGCTGGTATTTCTGACATAATCAACGTAAGCATAGCAAGGACCAGGTAATGGCAAACACACCAACAACATTAGGAAATCTAGAATTCTCACAAATAAAAAATAGTCTAACTGACTATTTGAGAAATCAATCTACCTTTAGTGGATATAATTTCGAAGGAAGTGCTATTCAAACCATAATAGATCTTCTTGCATATAACACATTCTACTATGCGTACTATGCAAACATGATCAATGCTGAGGCATTTCTTGACAGTGCACAAAAAGAAGATTCCATAATTTCTCTATGCAAACCACTGGGGTATACTGTTCCTGCAAGAACCGCAGCAAGAGCAACAGTCACTGTAAATCAAGCAGCTGCATTTTCAGGCATAACTGCTGGAACATTGTTTGCATCCAAAGATGAAAATGGTGTTGCTTTTAACTTTTATAACTTAGACTATGTACCACTAACCGATGGAACGAGTCAAGAAATTTCAATATACGAAGCATCAGCATATGTTAATTTTGATGCAATTCCCACCTTTGACTATGCAAATCAAAAAATAACAATTGTCAGTGATGATTTCGATTTAAATTCCATTAAGGTCACTGTTACTGAGCAGATTGACGAATTAACACAACTTACCACGGATTGGGTCAGACAACAAAATGTCGGATATGTTTCACAGATAAACGATAACATTTATTTTGTCGAGAGAACATCCACTGGATTTTCTATATTGTTTGGAACACCAAATTCTCTAGGAAGATCAATCGACACAACAATGAGTAGTGTTATTGTTCGGTATCTCAAGACGAACGGATCTTTAGGAAATGGTCTTTCATCATTTTCTTGCCCAGCACTTTCTGGTTCTACAGTATTAACCGTATCTGCTTCACAAGGTGGTAGAAACAAACCAGATCTAGATTCAATTAGATTTGTTGCTCCAAAGTATTTTGCATCACAAGAAAGAGCAGTCACCGTTAATGATTACAAGGCATTGCTTATCGAAGCAGGATATTTTGCAAATGATACAGAATTCAATGTGTTTGGTGGTCAAGATTTAACTCCTGCAAGATTTGGAAGAGTTTTCATTACTACGAACAATCCACTAAGTGATTCTGTAATCGATGAATTGATTAATTTCCTAAAAGAAAGAAGTATAGTTACGGTATTACCAGAATATGTTACTTCTAATACATTAAGAGTCGGTGTTGATTTGTTCTACAGTCTTGGTGCATCTACGCAAAACATTGCATCAAATAGATTGCTAAGTACACAATATGTAACTGCACTGTTCAATCAATATTATGCTGCAAATAGAAAATATAATGTAAATTTCAGTGCTTCAGACTTCATAACATCTTTGCAGACAAATACAAATACAATTGTCAAGACTTTAAGAATATCCCCAGACAACTTTACCATATATGCAAACGAACCACTTGCTCCAGGTAAAGATTACACATTTAATTTAAACAATGAACTACATCTTCCACTATCTTCGCCAACACCAGTAACTGATCAATTCAGTTCTGAATTGCCTGGAATATCAACTTCAACTACTGGAAAGAAAGCAGTTCTGAAAATGTTTGCAACTACACTTGCAAATAAAAATAGTCAATTGAATCTACAGTTGTGGGCAGTAGATACGGATGGAACAGAAACACAGGTATCTGGAACAACCTATGGAACTTTCATTGCCAACAAAGGTGTGATTATAATTCCATCTGGAGTTATAAATTCTCAAACAAATCTCAAGGCAGAATTCAAAAACAAAAGCGTTATTATAGGACTGAATAATCTAGTCACACTAACGGTAAACAACGTAACGGTAGTATAATGTTATCGATAATTCTAAACAGTCAAGAAGAAACCGCAAGATCATCGCTTGCCGAACTAAGCACTGCAATAAGTGATCTGAATTCTACATTGTTTAACACTTCTGATTGTGGTGTAAATTATGACATTGCGAATCAAATACCGCTATGGATCATCTACGAAAAGCAAGACCGAATCGACGCGGGAAACAGTGGTCTTTCTATATTTGATTTCATTCAAAAATATTATAATTGGTTATACTGCGATAATATCGATGGTGCAGGATATGAACTGAATACCAATCTAATTGATTTGATTGATGTCGAAAAAACCAGAACCGCATTCCTCGAAAGATTGTCACAGATTTATGTTGATGGGTTTGACCTTGCAGGATTGCAACACAATGGTGGGTTGATTACTAGTGAAAATTTAGTGAAGTTCATCAAAAACATTCGTAGAACCTTTTACCATAAAAAAACAACCGAAGATGGTATTCGTTACTTCTTCAAAACACTGTTTGGTGTTGAAAACGAAGATGTAAAAATAGAAACGCCAAAGAAAAATATATTAAGACTCAACGGTGGTAGATTTTATAATGAAGACTTTTCTTTCCCAGGCAGAACTGGTGCATATGACTTACTTGGAGCACTGAGTGGAAGTTATCTTAATGGATCCAGGATGCAAGATGGAAATTGGATCCAAGATTGGTCATATTTACTTAGTGTCGGTGTAATAGCAACAGAATATAAACAATCATATCTGAATATAGCACACCCTGCTGGAATAAAAATTGTATTTGAAAAGACCCTTGCAGATTATCAGGGTCCAACATTTGATGAAACAAATCCATTTGTATGTGAACTTCCTATTTTATCAAACTACGCACCATATGGTATTTCGTTTGATTACCGTGGATCGACTGCGGGAATCTATGTTACATGGACGGGTGTAAGTGGAATTACATTTGTGGGATTAACTGCAAATACTGGTTGCGGTCCTGGGTATACTGGATTTACTGGACCAACATACCTGTTCCCAAACTGGACATCTCAAACCAATGTATTTAATTTTAAGGATCTATATATTGGTACGATGTTGGAATTATGCTACCCAGCAGATCTAGGTTCTCCAAACGCAGGTTCACAATGCTCTTAACTAAACTGGAACAAAAATGAGTATCAAAAGTCAAAATGTTAAAAAGTTTATAACAGACACTGGAACGAGCAAACAATTGTTTGTATTCGTCGGTGCTGACACCAAAAATACCACATCGGATTCATCACAAACAGAAATTGACATATGGAATGATTCTGATTTTTCACTCAGGGTTGGTCAGAATAGTTTAAGTGCTGTTGTACAAAATATAAAATGGGTACAGAAAAATGCATATGTTCCATGGTCTGCAACAACACAAAACGTTGGTAACTTTTACGCATACAATGAACAAAACGGATATGTGTATCTTTGCGTCTCAGATAATGCAAAAAATACAATAAACCAAAATAAAAACATTTCAAACATAAGACCATCACACATAACTGGTATACAGTCATATTCTGATGGTTATTCTTGGTTAACCCTTTACAGAATCACAGCATCGCACGAAAGATTCATATCATCCCAATGGATTCCTGTTTTTTCTTTTGATACCTTTGATGCATCAGATCAACAAACACAACTGCAAAAAACACAATCCTTTTGTAATAGCAATACTGGAGAAACTGGTCAATGTGGAATATATGCCAAGATTCCACTTAGCACAGACGACGATGACGGAACAATAGAATACCAAAAGGGTAATTTATTTACCGTGGCACAAAATATCACATGCAGTGATTGTCATTATTTGATGTATAATGATGAAAAGTTTGTTTCAAAATTCTATTCTAACTCAACTACTGTACCAAGTACAATAACAATTAATGGTACATACGAAGAGGTTGGAAATTTAATACAATTAAATCAAATTTCAACTGCATCTCCATATTATTACCTATACAATATAAACGAAACAAATAATCTGGACGAAGGGTGTATTATATCAGCATTTGTTGACCTAACAGGGTTATCGAACACTCAACTAATTACAAATACACTCAATCCATCTATTACAATTGTAAGCAATACTGGTTCTGGTGCTTCATTAAGATTCACAACTTCAATATACAACGATTCGTATGTAGTAGATGGCATAGAAGTTATCTCTAGAGGATCGAACTATAAAGATTATAGATTGTCAGTCAATAATAATAACTTTTTAGGAATATCTGGTGATACACTATTAAATAAGATAAGATTAAATCTAGATAAAATCGACCACATCGGAGTTGATCCTATAAGTGTTCTGGGATCCCAACATGTGATGATCGATGCTAGAATTGAAAAACAAAATATAGTTAATTCTGGAATAGGATTACCAACAAATGTGAATTTCTTCGGACTTGTGGAAAACCCACTTGGAATATCTGGATCGACACAAGTAATTTCTGGTTCGAATATTAACAAGAAACTAGATTCAATTTTTAGAACCACGATAAAGGCAGAGGCATCTGTTGTAGGATCTCCGTCGTTGCTTCCAGAAACAGATGAAAAATATGATACCTCACCATCGGTAGGCGATGAAGATCCATTGACCGATGTGATAATTGGTGGAGTATCTGACGTTGTAGGTGGATCACCATCTACATCCACAATCGAAATCAAAAATGTTCCATATTCAAAATCTACATCTTTAGTTGGATCAGAACTTATAGGACCAATCGGAGAGAGTCCAAAAGTAGGAACAGTAATAAACACAATAGTAGAAGTTCCATCATTCGTACAATATACTGGAAATATTCTTTCAACAACTAAACTGAGTTCTAACTTGCCAGTATCGGATGTAGATTCAGTTATTATCCGTATAAATATGGTCAGAGGAATGTAATGAAAACACCATTTGGAACAAATTTACCATTATCTGAAGCACCATATTACAGTAGGATATCCAATCAGACTGATAATGGTAAGAATTATTACTTGACAGCATTCAATCCTGGTTATGCACTACAAGCATCAGAACTAAACGAATTACAAGAAATATTTTTTGTAAATCAAAATCTTTCTCAGAGAACGAATGCAAACTGGTCTAATGCTGGATACAAAATTCCATTTTGGGAAGGTTGCATTCCATTAAATCCAAGTTCTGTATCAATATCACAGGTAGCAACTGCAAATAGTTCATCTACATTTACAGTCACCTTAGCAAATGATTGGTATCTTTGGACAGAAAAAACATCAAAGATGAGTTTCTGGATTTACAATAATTTATCAACAACATCATTCTCCTTTACGACAACCAGCGGTGTTGGTCCTACTGAATATGTTGGATTTACTGTAACGAACGAATTAATTGATTGTTGTCAGGCAGCAAATTGTGACGTTAATCAAGATTCTACACTACGAGACAATTCAAACGGATTATCTGACACATATTATACATGTGGTGCTTCTAGAAAGAAAGCATCAATCACCAATGCTATAATCTTGTCAGCAACAACATCCTCAACATTCTTCCCATTATTTAATGTAACGCTTACTAATAGCACAACAGCATCATTTAAATTCATGGATAACCAAGAAATAATTATAAACTGATTTAGGATAATTAAATGGCATTCAATACCACTATAAATCAACTCACAGGAACCTCTACCTTTTTCGATTGGTTCAACAAAGAAAATAATGAAATTATTTCTAAACTAAATCAATGCACAGTTTCTGGTGTAACAAGTGGTGATGGTGTTCTTGCATCATTGAATGCTTCCTCTGGATTAGTCACATTAAGCATTGGTGGAACCTCTGGAACAATAACAACTGGACTTAGTTTTGCGGGAGATGTTTCATTCTTAGGTGAAGCAGTCCTGCCAAACACCTCGTTTAAGATTACAGGAATAACATCAGGTTCTCCAGGATATAGTTTTGGATCTGTAGTCAAGATATCCTCATCTGGATACACACTTGCTAGAGCAAACGATCCAGATTCGGCAGAAGTTGTTGGTGTTTTATCTTCATTCGACACAACATATTCTGTTGTTACACTCACGGGAAGAATAGATGGCAATTTTACAAATGTTGCTGGTGGAACTCTTTCTCCTGGTTGCATTTACTTCTTAAGTCCCACCGCAAGAGGAAATATAACAACCACAGAACCAACTACGATTGGTTATGTTTCTAAACCAGTAATTCTTGGTCTAGGAGAAACCGCTGGATTGGTCTTACAATATAGAGGCAACTATTTAAATGGTTCTATAAGCGGTGCTGGTGGTTCTGGTGGCAATAGAATATATTTCACATTACCAGCATCATCAAATCCTGGAACTTATGGATTCTCTGCTGGATACTTCTTATCATATGCGAAAGAACAATTAGACGGCAACACATTCATGCACAAATTTTTGGTTGACACTGGAAGAACTTCAATCAATGGTTGGTTCTTGAGTGCTGCAAACGATGTTGCATTTCCATTAGGTGCTGGAAATTATGGTCCAATGCCAGGTGAGGAAGAATTTATAGTAGGTATGGTTGAATCTATCACGACAAGTGGATCAGATTTGATATATCAACTTATCACTAATGGTCAAACTACAGTAATACCATATAGCATATCATCATACGCTTCATCTAAAGTAGGAACATGGTTTGTCTCTGGAACAACTTATGCAATTGCTCCTGCTGGAATAACACAAATAGTACCAACACAAATTGGAGCATATAACCCAGGAACTAAAGTTGGTATGGTATTTGATTCAAGTGTGCCAAACTGGTATGTTGATATAAAGAAAGTAGAAATTAGAACAGCAGGATCTCCTGTAAATATCAACAACACAACAAATGTTTACGATGTGTTAACTGATTCCACAAACTATGCATATAATGGAGATTTTTCAATATGGCAAAGAAATGTGGGAAGAGATTCG